AACGCCTGGTCGCTTGAGGCGTCTGTCTGGAACGACATCGACGGCTATCCAGGCACCGGCACCCTGTACGAACAGCGTCTTGCTCTGGGCGGCTCGCCGAACTTCCCACAAACCATCTGGGAGTCCCGCACTGGTGAGTACCTGAACTTCGAACTGGGCACCAAGGACGATGACGCCATCTCGTACAACCTGTCGTCTGACCAGATCAATCCGATTCTGCACATCGGCCAGATCAATGCCCTGATCCCGCTGACCTACGGCGGCGAGTTCACCGTGAGCGGCGGTGTGGAAAAGGCAATCACGCCGACCAACATCCGCGCCAAAAACCCGTCGGTCTATGGTTGCAACAAGGTGCGCCCGGTGCGCATCGGCAACGAGCTGTATTTCATCCAGCGCGCCGGCCGCAAGCTGCGTGCCATGGCCTACAAGTACGACTCCGACACCTTCGGCTCGCCCGATATGTCCGTGCTGGCTGAGCATGCAACCAAGTCCGGCATCGTCGACATGGCCTACCAGCAGGAGCCCGAGTCGATCCTGTATATGGTCCGGGCCGATGGCGTCATGGCGACCATGACCGTGGACCGAGACCAGGACGTTATCGGCTGGGCCCGCCAAATCACCGATGGCGCATACGAGTCGGCTGCTGCGATTCCTACCGCGTCCGGCGACCAGGTGTGGGTGCTGGTGCGCCGCACCATCAACGGTCAGAACGTGCGCTACATCGAGCGGTTTACAGCCGGCGTACGCGTGGACTCCGGTGTGAATGCCACCGACGCCACCGGTAAGACCGTGTGGGGAGGGCTGTCGCACCTGGAAGGGAAGATGGTCGACATCGTCGCCGACGGCGTTGTGATGCAGCAGCAGCAGGTAGTGGGTGGACAGGTAACAATCCCGCGCAACGCCAAAGAGACATCGATCGGCCTGAACTTCAAAACACTGATCAAGACCCTGACCCCCGAGGCAGCCGGTAACACTGGCAGCTCACAGGGCAACAGCATGCGTATTGGCGAGGTTTCGTTGCGATTCCTCGATACCACCGGCTGCAAGGTGAAAGGCAAGGGTGTCGCGCAAACCATCAGCTTCCGCAACCTGGGCGAAGGCGTGCTGGACCAGCCGCCGGATAACTTCGTGGGCGTCAAGCGCCTGGAGAACCTGGGGTGGGAGCGCGGCGAGGCAACGCTGGAAATCATGCAGGACCAGCCTTTGCCGTTTCACCTGCTCAACGTCATTAAAAAAATCACAATCAACGACTGAGGTTCCCATGATCAGGCCCGCCAAGCACTCCGATGTTCCCCGGCTGATCGAGCTGGGAACCCTGCTGCACGCTACCAGCAGCTACTCGACCATGAACTTCTGCCCTGACAAGTCGGCCGCATTCCTGCATGAGCTGATCAACGGGCAGGGCGTTGTGTTCGTTGCCGAGGTGCGCGGCGAGGTGGTTGGCGGCATGGCTGGCGCCGTGACTGAACAATGGTTCAGCAACGACTTGATCGCCTACGACTATTCCATCTTCGTCGAACCGTCAAAGCGCAATGGCGTGATCGCTGTGCGCCTGATCCAGACGTTCAAAGAGTGGGCAAGGATCAAGGGGGCGAAGCAGATTTACATGGGCATCGGCACCGGGGTCAGCGTTGAGGGAACCACCCGGCTTTATGAATCCCAAGGGCTGCGCAACATCGGCCCGCTTTTGATGATGGAGATCTGACATGGCAGTAGGAGCAGTGGGGATGGCCGCTTATGCGGCAATGGCAGCGGCCACCGTGTACTCGGTGTATTCCACCCAGCAATCGGGCAAGCAAGCTCAGCTCAATGCTAACGCCCAATCCGATCAGGCCCAGGCCGATGCCGATACAGCCGCCAGTGCTGCCGTGGTGCAGGCCGATCGTATCCGCCGCCTGGCGCGTAACCAGGCCAGCGAAGCCAATGCCGCCCTGGCAGCCTCCGGTGTTGAGACCGGCGCCGGCACCGCGATCAACATCAACGAGCAGATCATCGGTAACGCCGAGGAAGACGCGGCGCTGACAATCTTCAACGGCAAGAACCAGCGTGCCCGTGGATACGTCGACGCCAGCAACTACACGCTGGCAGGCCAACAGGCGCGCGGCAATGCCAATGCCCAGTCCATCGGGACTGTTCTATCTGCTGGCGCTCAAGCCGGTATGGCGTGGAAGGCATCCGCCGCCGGTAAGAACGCAACCGTTCCAAGTGTTGGGGGGAATGCCTGATGGCACAGATTCCGCTGGGCAATTTCGCGCAGGCACGCGCCGTACCAGATGCACCGCAGAACCGCGTTGTCACCATGGACAACCGTGGACAGGCCCAGGCCGCGCAACAGGTCGCCAGCACCGTGCAGAGCGCGGCGTTGGGCGTGCTGGACAACATCAACAAGGAAGACCAGGCCCTTGCCAGGGTGAAGGCCAGTAACGCGCTTATCGACCGCGAGTCGCAGATCAAGACCATCGCCACGGACCTTGACGAGAAAATGCGCACCGGTCAGTTGCCCTACGAAAAGTCCGAAGAGGCATACAACGCCGCTGTGTCCAAGCTTGACCCGGTGATAACGCCAGGTCTGGACGAGGCGCAACAGGGCGAGATCGGCAACTCGATCAAGCGCATCCAGCTGGGCGGCCTGGACAGCATCCGTTCCTCGGCAGCCAAGGGGCGTATCCAGTCGGCACAGAGCGACCTGGTGTCGCGCATGGATATGCTGGGCAAAGATGCCGCCATGCCCGGTGCAAACGTTGACCAGATCAATGCCCGCATGGATGCCGAAGACATTGACGTTGCCGGCCACCTGGCGTTCGGCGAAGCCTGGACCAGCAAGAAGCAGGAATTCAAGGACAACAACTGGACCACACACGCCACCCAGCGCGTGATCGAGGCGCGGGAAAGTGTGGGCAGCCTGCAAAAGCTTGAGCATGACCTGACCGCCGAGGACGGTTTCTACGCCCGCAAGCTGGACCCCGAGAAGCGCAATCAACTGCTGAACACCGTGAGCGGTCGCATCTTCCAAGTGAAGGAACACCAGCAGCGCCAGGCCGAAATGCGCGAAATGAAGGCCGAGCGCGCGCTAACCCAGATGGATCGCCAGGCCGCCACCGGGGTTCCGCCAACACCTGCAGATCAGCAGCGGTGGAAATCGTTGGTCTCCGGCACGTCCGTTGCCGGCGAGTTCAACACCCGCATGCAGGAAATGACCCAGGTGCAGACCCTGCTGAGACAGCCGCCAGCGGTGGCCCAGCAGTTCATCGACCAGCAGCGCCAACAGATGCAGGCGAACGGCGGCAGCGTGGCCCAGCAAGCCAACCTGAACCGGTTGCAGTCGGCGGTGGACAACAACATCAAGATGATGCGCGAAACCCCGCTGGTGTTTAACGCCATGCGCACTGGCTCCGATGTTGCACCACTGGACGTGGCGGGCATTGCCACGCCCGAGGGCCAACAGAAGCTTGGCGAGCAGATTGCCGACCGGTTCGACGTGGTCAACGCGGTGCGCAAGGCATATGGCCCTGAGGTCAACCGCAACCCATGGAAGCCAGAAGAACAGGTCATGCTGTCCTCGCTGATCAAGCAGGCCGACGATGGCACCAAGCTGCAACTGTTAGGCGCCATCGCAAAATCTTCACCGTCTGGGGCTGACTATGCCGCCGCGATAAAACCAATCGCGGGCGATGACCCGATTGTAACCTTGGCAGGCATGGCTCAGTTCCGCAAACTCAAGGGCGCAGACGGCACCGACGTACCGCGCACGCTGCTGGCCGGTGCAAAGGTGCTGGCCGACAAATCGGTGCCGCTGCCCAAGGACAAGTTCTTCCGCGAGGCATTCGACGAACACGCCGGGGCATCGCTGGTTCCTGGCACCCCGCAGCGCGAGCAAGCCTACCTTGCATTCAAATCCCTGTACGCCGGCACCGCCGCGTCGAAGGGGTTGAAGTACGACGAGGGTGACGATCTGGACAAGAAGACCGCCCAGGCCGCGTTCGATATGGCAACCGGTGGTGTTGCTGAGCGGGCCGGCGCCCGGGTGATAAAACCGTATGGGATGGATGACGACACGTTTAACAAGTCCGTGGATATGCAGCTGGAAGGCATGGCCAAGAACAGCAAAATCCCAGTGAGCCAGCTGGAAGACATGCCAATGATGCCGGTGCCAGGCAAGGAGGGCATGTACTACCTGCTGAACGCCGGCCGGGTGCAGCTTGACCCGGACACCCAACAACCCATCACGGTGATCGTCAAATGAGCTGGCTAGACGGGATGATCGAGGACAACGAAGCGCTGAGCCAAGACCAGCGCCTCGACCGCACCACGGATAAGCTGGCGCCTGGCGTGTTCACGGGCGCACTCAGCACCATCGGGCCTAACCTGCTACGCGGCGCCATTGAGGGCGGTCGTACGATCCAGTCCACGGCGTTGCAACTGGGCAGCCTGGCCGTTGAATCCGACCTGTCCATCAGCTCATCGTACGCGCCGGATGATGGCCAACTGGCTGATCAGCAGCAGTTTCGGGAAACCCAGGCCCGCGACATCGGCGAGAAAACCGCCAAGTCGGTCATGAGCCTGCGCCCCGACCCAAGTGAGGTCGGCCTTGTCGGCCAGATCCTGGGCGAGGCATCCGCCGTATTGCCGCGTACCATTGCCGGCGCCGTGGTTGCCGGTCCTGCCGGTGCGGCCCTGGCTGCTGGTGGACCAGCAGGTTTCTCCAGCAAGCAAGTGGGCATGGCCGAGGGCCTGGACGAATCCACCGCCACCAAAAAGGGCTTGATCGACGCCGCGACCACGGGCATCGGCGTTGCGCTGCCGGCGGCCAGGTTCGTCAAACCGATCCTCGGCGATGCCGCTATTGCTGTCGGTGCCAACGTTGGGCTGGGCATGGCCGGCCGTGGTGCTACCGCCGCGCTACTGGAAAGCAATGGCTATCACAGCCAGGCCGCACAGTACAAAGCCTTGGACGGAACAGCGATGGCGACCGATGCGATCATGGGCCTGGCCTTCTTTGGCCTTGGCCGTGTCAACTTTCGCCGCCCGACCACTCGCCAAGTGGATGCCGCGCTGACTGAACGCACCAACCAGCATGCCGATATCGACACCGCCCCGGGTGCACCCATTGATCCAAAGTCGGCCATGGCCCACCAAGACGCGATCCGTACCGTGATCGACCAGCTGCAACGCGGTGAGCCGGTGGTGCTGCCCGACAGCATCCATAGCGCCCAATTCATTCGCGCCGCCGATGAGCCGCGCGGTATGGCGCCGAGCAAGGACGCCGCCCTTGCCACGGCGCGCCAGGATCTGGAGCCGAAACTGCGCGTTGAGCTGGAGCAGGAAGCCGCCGGCATCTTGCCAAACGTAAAGGACGTGAAGGCCGAACTGTCTACCGTTGCCCAAAACCTGGCCGCCCTGGACGACACCTTCAAGGCCCGTGCCAAGGAATTCCAGCAGCAGGGGCAGAGCCGCAAGCAGGCCGAAGCATCCGCGCGCCAGGCAATTGAGGCTGATCGGCTTGACCTGTCCGACCGTCAAAACTCGTTGAACGAAGCATTGGGCGGTAACCGAAGTGCCGAGCATCCGCGCGCAGACCTGAATGCGCTGGATCGCGGCGAGGTGCCGGCCAGGTTCCAGGATCGCTTATCACAACGCGCCGATGCCATCGTGCAGGGTTTCGAGAAAAAGCCGTTGGCTGCCGGTGTCGCCGAGGCCAACACCAAGCTGACCATGGCGCAGATCGCCCGCCAGGAAATCACCCGCATCCTCGACGACATCGAGCGTGCCGACCCTACGTTGCAGCCGAAAGCTCTGGACATTCCGGAGCCAAAGGTTGCACCGAAGGCCGATGGCGCGGCGCCCAAGGCTGAATCCCCACCTGGTGGGAAAGCTGGCGCGCAAGATAAGCCAGCCCCGGCGAACGATGCCGCCAAGCCTGATGGTGCAGCAGCCCAGGCCGATCCGGTGGTGCAGGTTGCCGACGAAATCCTATCGCGCGTCGATGACATGCGTATCTCAACGGGCGCCATGGACGCCGACGGCAACCCGATCACAGTATCGGCGCGTGAACTGCTGGCCAATGCTGACGCAGAAATCGTCAAGGCCCAGCAGGACGCCAAGGGTTTCGCCGCCGCCGCCGCTTGCTTCCTGCAACGCGGGCTCTAAATAGTCGGGAAACCGTCTACCGCTGAACCATAGGCTTGCTCCCATTCAACCAGGAGCAAGCCCATGCGCCCCGAATGCATCAAGGCCGTCACCCAGGCAATCGGCCGAACTCTCAACCAGCAGGAAATCCAGGGCATCGAGAACCGCGTGCGCCGCAACATGAAGCAGCTGGCGCAGACCGATGCAACCTGGCAATCCAAGACCGCCGCCGACCGCTTGAATGAAGCCGCCGCCAAGTCTGCCAAGGATCTGGTGGCCGAGGCAGATCTCAAGAAAAAGCGCGTGGCGCTGACCATCCTGGCCCATGACCGCATCGACAGCTACATGCAGCGCTTCCCGGAACGTCCGCTGGAAGGGCTCGACCGGATGCTGGCGTTTTCCAGTGACGGCAAGAGCGGGATCATGTCCATTGAGACCGCCACCCGAGCTATCCGCGATGACTCGCTGAGCCGCATGCTCGACGTGATCGACCAGACCAAGGGCAAATTCCTCGGCCTGTTCCAGAACGAGGCGGGGAACCTGGCCCTGGTGCGCGAGCTGCACGGTGAGGACTCCGGCAGCGCCGTGGCCAAGACCGCCGCCAAACAGTTCAAGGACACCGCCGAGCAACTGCGCCAGCGCTTCAATCGGGCCGGCGGCGACGTTGGCTTCCTTGATGACTGGTCAATGCCGCGCGACCACTCCCAGGTCAAGGTCGCCAAGGATCAGGCCAAGTGGGTCGCCGATCATGTGCAGTGGGCGAACCGGTCCAAGTACCTCAAGGAAGACGGTACGCCAATGAATGATGCGGAGCTGACAGACTTCCTCCAGAACGCTTGGACCACCTTGGCTACCGGTGGCGCCAACAAGATGGAGCCGGGGCAGGCCGCCGGCAACGGGATGCGCGCCAACCGTGGCAGCGAGTCGCGCCAGATCCACTACAAGGACGCGGAAAGCTTCATCGCGGCACAGAAGGCGTACGGCGACCGCAACCTGCTGGAATTGCTGATCGGCCATATCGACCGTGCCGCGCGGGACATCGCCCTGGTGGAAACCCTGGGCCCCAACCCAAGCAACCAGATGCGCTACTTCCTGGACACCGGACAGAAAGCCATGGACATGGCCAAGCCGAACAACCTTGCCAAGACCGCCAAGCAGCGCAAGAAGATTGAACACTTGTTCGAAGAGGTGGCCGGCACCCGCGAGCCGCCGGTATCTGCCGCTCTGGCCAATGGGTTCGACACCTACCGGGCGCTGAACGTCGCAAGTCGCCTTGGTTCTGCCGTCCTTACGGCTATCACTGACATGGGAACGCTAGGACTCACTACAGTCATCAACCATATGCCAGTTATGAAGGTGTTTGCCAATGAGCTGCGCATGTTGAACCCGGTAAATGCTGGGGATAGACGTTTGGCCCAGCGCGGCGGCCTAGGGCTAAACCAGCTTATCGGCAGCCTGAACAGATTTGGCGCTGATGGGCTTGGTACTAATGAGCAAATAGCGGGGCGCATATCAAAATTCTCACAGACAGCTGCAAGCAAAATCATGCAGATATCTGGCCTTAACGCCTTTACTGCAGCATCTCAGCGCGCGTTCGGCGCCACCATGCTCGACACCCTGGGCGACATGACCCGCCGGCATGATTCCTTGGCTGCCATGGATCCGGCCGACGCCAAGCGTTTGTCCGGGCAGGGCGTCACCGACGCGGACTGGTCTGTCTGGCGCATGGCTGAGCCCGAGGACTGGCGCGGCGTGGGCGATACCGTGCTGACGGCAAACAGCATCTACCGCATCCCTGACGCCGACCTGGCTCCCATGGCGCAGCAACTCAACACAACCCCGCAGCGCCTCAAGGATCAGGCCGCCACCAAGCTGCTGGGCGCCGTGCTGGATGAAACCAACATGGCGATCATCGAACCCGGCGCCCGCGAGAAGGCAATGATGCACGGCGGCGTCGAGCGCGGGACCATGAAGGGCGAACTGTTGCGCTCGTTCTGGCAGTTCAAGAGCTTTTCCATCGGCATGATCATGCGCCACGGCGCGCGCGGCATGGCCCAGGAAGGATGGGGCAAGGCTGGCTATCTGGCTGCGCTGGTGGCTTCCACCACCGTGCTGGGCGGAATGGCCATCCAGTTGGGCGAGGTGGCCGCCGGCCGCGATCCGAAGGACATCACCGATGACAAGAAGTGGGGCGTACCGGGCCTGCGCTTCGGCCTGGCCTCATTCCTCAAGGGCGGCGCCATGGGGCTGTACGGCGACTTCCTGTTCTCCGATACCTCGCAGGGCGGTAGCTCGCCACTGGCCGCGCTCGGCGGCCCTATCGCGGGCGATCTGGAATCGATCTTCAAGTTGAAGGACAACGCCGCCGACGGCGAAGTCAACCAAACCGGCGGCAAGCTGGTGCGCCTGCTCAAGAGCCACTTGCCTGGCGCGAACCTCTGGTACACCAAGGCCGCCACCGATCACCTGATCTTCAACCAATTGCAGGAGTACTTCTCGCCCGGCTACCTGCGGCGGATGAAACAGCGCGCCCAGAAGGAATTCAAGCAATCGTACTGGTGGGAACCGGGCGATTCGACACCAGATCGCGCGCCGAACCTGGGCGCCGCAGTAGGAGATAAGTGATGCGCGACGATCAAATCACGCGGTTGCAAGCCCTGAGTGAAAGCCTCGGCGAGGTTGTCATCCATGAGGTTGACCCGGCGAACTGGCCCGGTGCCGAGAAAGACCCAGCAGACCTAACCCAGCAGGAGCGGGGTGATAGGTACTGGAGCAAGAAAAACGCAGCCGCCACCATGACGCTGCTGCTCAAGGTCGTGAACATCAGCGGCGTCCTGAACAAGCAAAAGCCGGGTGAGGATGATGGCGCCGCCAAGGAACTGGATGGCGAATTAGCTGCCGCCGAACGTGAGGCCCAGGCCATCATCGACCGGATGCAGCGAGCCGGGAATGTCCACTGAACCAGAGAAGAAAGTCAGCCTACTGATTTTCTTCATGCTGTGGGCGCGGCGCATGCGATGGGATGTGCCGTACATCCATGTGCAGGCGCTTATGTGGCTGGAGACCAAAGGGTCTCTGGCCGTTTTGCGTTGCTTCCGTGGCTTCGGCAAGTCGACGTTGTTGGCGATCTACAACGCCTGGCGCTACTACAAGAACCCGACCGACCGGATATTGCACCAATCAGAATCCGACCCGACCGCGTACAAGACCAGCCGCGATACGCAGAACGTCATACGCAACCATCCATTAACCCGCCACCTGCTACCACCCAACCAGGGCACGGTAGAGCAATGGTGGGTAGAGGGCGCCACGGACTTTCGAAACGCCAGCATGTTCGCCAAGGGGATTTTGTCCAACGTTACCTCGGCCCGTGCAGACGAGTGCCAGAACGATGATGTCGAGGTGCCGCGCAATATCCAGACGCCCGAGGCCCGAGAGAAGCTGCGCTACCGCCTGGGCGAGCAGACACACATTCTGGTTCCTGGCGGCAGCAAGCTTTACATCGGCACGCCGCACACCCACGACAGCCTCTATGACGAACTCGAAAGCATGGGTGCCGACTGCCTGACCATCCGCATGTTCGCCCAGGAGCATCGGATTGAGGACGCTAAACAGTGCGCGTACGACGTTCCGTTTGTGCCGGACGTTGTGTTCTCGGGCATTGGTAAGCATGCGCGCGTGCTGTTGGCTGGGCGGGATTACCAACTGACCAAGACCGGTATCGCCTTCTTCACCCCGCCCGGAACGCTCGTCGACTGCTACGCCGGCAGCGCCTGGCCTGAGCGTTTCGACATGGCGACCCTGGAGACGCGGCGCCGCGAGACCCGGACCATCAACGAATGGGACTCCCAGTATCAGCTGCATTCGAAGCCCGTCACGGAGGTTCGCTTGGACCCGGCCCGCATCATCCCGTACGACGCGCAGCCGGTTATGCGCTATGCCAACGATTCCGCCGCCATGTTCCTGGGCTCGACGCAGATCGTCGGTGCCGTGGCTTATTGGGACTGTTCCCTGGGCAAGATCAAGTCCGATGCCTCGGCCTTCTCGCTGATCCTCACCGATGCGCGCGGCCAGCTCTATTGGCATTTGGCCGTGGGCCTGACCGGGGAGATCGCGGAGTTCGACGGCAAGGACCGGATCATTGGCGGCCAGGTGCACCAGATCCGCGAACTGGTGATCAAGCATCAGATCCCGCGCGTGATCATCGAGACCAACGGCCCAGGCGGGTTTGCTCCCACCATCCTCAAGCAGGCGCTCAAGGGCACCGGCTGCGGGGTAGGGGAGGAACACTCCACCACCAACAAGCAGAAACGCATCCTAGACGCCTTCGAATCGCCGCTATCAGCACGGTTCCTATGGGCGCACGTCGAAGTGTTGAAGGTGATCTGGGACCAGATGCGCGACTTCAATCCAGCGCTCACCAACCAGGAAGACGACTACATCGATTCCGGGGCCGGCGGCATCGCTCAAACCCCCGTACGCATTGGCCGAATAGTCGGGAAACCGACAGAGACCCGTCGTGACAATTGGCGTCCAGATGCGGGCGTTCATGAGGTTCAAGTGGACTATTAAGCCCGCCACCACCCAGGGGGC